TGGGAAAAAGTTGTATCAAAGAAATTCACAGAACTCTTCGAAGGCTTGGGCAAATCAGCCGCAAAGATAAAACCTGACCCTAATCCTGACGTACTGAGAGACAAAGTCCAAAAGACGATTGATAAACAATCAGAGAAATTCGAAGATGTTTTGTCATCTTCTTACCTTGCAGTTATTGAGGATTTTGGGACCCAGACTGCTTTAAACCTCAAATCGGTTAAATCAGAGGTTAAGTTCGACCCGTTCGCCTCATATGTCAGGGAGTGGGTTGCACGTGAGACCGGCAAAAAAATCACCACTATTTTCGCCACTCAGGTTGACAAGATTATTGACATTATCGGGGTAGGACTTGAAACCAACCTGTCAAATGACGAAATAGCCTCCTCAATAAGTAAATTTTACAAAGACCACGCTGAAAGTTACGCACTGAGAATCGCACGCACTGAAACCGCTGCAGCTGCTTCTTATGGTCAGGAAACGGCAGCCAGAGAGATGGGGTTTGGTAACAAGAAGTGGTTAAGCTCACGGGATGACCGTGTGAGAGATGACCATATTAGGATGGACGGGGAAACCGTCCCTATAGACTCAATATTTTCAAACGGCTGCGAGGCGCCTGGAATAGGGGATGACCCAGCAGAGGTAATAAATTGCAGATGTACGCTTCAATTTGCAAGGTAAGGAGATAAAAAATGCAGGAACAAAAGACAATCAGGTTTGAAATCAAAGCATTTGACGAGGAGTCAGGGGTATTTACGGGTATAGCCTCAGCCTACCGTACCAAACCGGACAAAGTTAATGACATTGTAGACCCAGGTGCGTTCGACAAGACCATCAAGGATAACAAGGGGCAAATCATGCTCACCTACCCGCCTCATTACATCGACTCGCCTGTAGGTGTTGCTGAGATTGTTGATTCCCCTGATGGGCTGATGGTCAAGGGGACGCTAATCGATGGTATTCAGAAAGCCAAAGAGGCCTATCTGCTAATGAAGGCCGGAGTAATTAAAACCTTATCTATTGGTTATGATGCCATCCGAACCAAAATGATTGACGGCGTAAGGCATTTACAGGAGGTCAAGTTATATGAGGTCGGGCTGGTACCAGGTGCATTCGCCGCTGACAATATGGCTGTTATCACCTCAGTCAAGCTAGAGCACCGGTTAACTGAACTCGAAGAAGAACTCAAAGCGGGGAGGGTTATTTCAAAATCAAACTTACAGAGAATAAAAAACGCCATCGAGGCATTGCAGGAATTATTGGAAGCAAGTGATACGGAGCCGCCTGGCACTCCGGGCAAGGACACCCCCAAATCGACAGAGCCGCCTAGCACTCTGGTTGACGAGGGCGCCGTCAAAGCCGACAGAATACTTGCTTCGTTACAGGGTTTTGATTCGCGCAAAGCCGAAACCCGAATAGACAACATACTTAAAAAAATAAAGGAGGCTCAAAATGAGCGATGAAACAAAGGACATTCTCGGCAAGGTGGAAACCATAGCCGACGAGCTGGTCAAGTGGAAAGAACAGGCTGACAAGGAGATTTCAACAGCCGGACAAACCTCAAAATCCACTGCCGAGGGGATTAAATCACTGGAACAAAAACTGGCCGAGATGGATGTAAAGGTCGAGAAGCTTTCACATCCAGTCGAAGCTACTCCCCAGAGGGGGAAGTCAATCGGTGAGCAGTTTATTGAGTCCAAAGTCTACAAGGACATGCTCTCCGGAGGGAACTATGAATCAGGCCGCTTTGAGGTCAAGGAGGTTGTATCATCTCAGGCCGCTTCAGCCGGCGATATAATCGTCCCTCAAAGAGTGCCAGGAATAATCACCCCCGCTGAACAACCCCTCCGAATCAGGAACCTGTTGGCTCAGGGTGTTACCAATTCCAATGCCGTCGAGTATGTCGAGGAGACACTGTTCACGAATGCCGCAGCTTTAGCCGCAGAGTCCTACGAAAACAACCCCACATCAAAGGCCGAATCTACTCTCAGGTTTGACGCTAAGACTGCAACCGTCAACACCTATGCCCACTGGATACCGGCTTCCCGCCAGGTTATTGCCGACGCAGGACAGCTACAAGCCTACATCAATACCAGGTTAACTTATGGGCTTCAGCTTGCAGAGGACGGTGCGCTGGCTGACGCATTGATAAATGCCGCTGAGACCTATGATGACACCATTTTGACAGGGCTGGGAATTACCGAAAATATCACTCGAATCGATACTATCCGTGCGGCTATCCTGCAGGCACGTCAGGCATTTTACCCCGCCTCAGGGATTGTCATTAATCCCGCTGACTGGGCAGCCATCGAACTGGCCAAGGGGTCAGATTACCGCTACATCTGGGTCAGTGTAACAGACGGCGGAGTAGCCAGGCTGTGGAGAGTGCCGGTCGTGGAATCCGACTCAATGACCGAGGGGTATTTCTTGGTCGGTGCGTTCAGGCTCGGCGCCCAGATCTGGGACAGGGAAGGCGTATCAATCAGGGTATCCGAGCACCACGCTTCCTACTTCATCCAGAACCTGGTCGCAATTTTGGCCGAGGAACGCTTCGCTCTCACCGTTTACCGCCCCGAGGCTTTCGTCTACGGCGCATTCTCATCTTCATCCGGCAGTTAACCCAGAGAGGGGGAGGGTTTGACCCCTCCCCCTCTACTTCCAACAGGAGAAATAAATGGCAGTTGTGAACCTCCAGTCTAAAAAAACCAGAATTCTACCCGCCAGAACTAAACGTGTAACTAAACCAGAGACTAACTATCAGAGAATCCCCGTTAACCCCAACCAGAGGGTTGTGATAATGGCGGCAGGGATGTGTACGAGGTGGAAGAACTACCTCGGAGTCCCCAAGCAGTTGGCGCCTGTCAACGGCGAGGCGATTATTAACCGAACCATCAGGCTGTTAAAAGAGCGTGGGATAACTGATATTTACGTCACCGTTCGCACTCCCAACCAATACGGCGATCTCGGAGTCAAGGAATACATTAATTTCGAGCAAAACCAGTTTAATATTGACAGGTTGTATGGAGCCCGTGAACTCTCCCCCTGCGTTTATTTGTACGGCGACTGCTATTACACCGAGCGGGCTATGGATATTATTTTATCCGATACCAACGATTACAGATTCTTCGGACGCAGGAAACCTGGAATTATCAAGTCAAACCGTGAAATATACGCTATCAAGGCGAATGATTTTGTAGTCGAGAAAGCCAAAGAACTCAGGGAGATGCATGCCGAGCACAAAGTCATCAATTCCCTCGGCGGACACCTCTTGATCCACTGCCTTGGGATCCCTGTCAACCCACGAACCAGAGACCACACCGCCAAGCCAGATGAACTAACACCCATTTTTACTGATATAGACGATGAAACAACCGACATCGACATGCCCCACGAATACAGAAAATTGAAACAGTTAGTCGAGAGGCAACCCGTATTAAAAACACGCCCAATTAAAACTTATTATGATTTAGCACGAATGAATTATGATTTAATCCATGAATTTTTGGAGCTTATCCCCCCTGATATAGATCTTGTAATCGGAATCCCCAGAGACGGCATAATGATTGCTTATCTGATCTCTATTTACCGCAACATCCCGATGACTGATTTAACTTCATTTTGCGAGGGGATAATATACAAACCTGGAATCAAACACAGAGTGGGCAAAAACGAAGTCAAGAAAATCCTGTTAGTAGACGATATATGCGCCTCCGGTAAAGCAATGAGAGACGCCAAGTCTCAAATAGAGCCACATTTAAACGGTTATCAGTTATATTGTGCCGCTCTCTACACCGCTCACCCCCAAGAGAAAATCAGGTCAGGGCTTGTCGACTTTTACGGACCTGAACTTGTTGGACCAAGAGCTTATGAATGGACTCACGGTGATGCCGTGTACCTCCCGAATACATACATGGACATCGATGGCGTCCTGTGCCCTGATTGGAATAGTGGAGACGACTCATCTCAGGATTATGTTACATGGCTGAAAACCGCGCCGTTAAGGCTCAGGCCGAAGGACATAGGAACCCTGATTACATGGAGACGGGAGGAGCACCGCTCTATCACAATGGATTGGCTGGCAAAAAACAGAATCACTTACCGTGAGCTGATTATGTGCGACCGATCAAAATGGAAAAATGCCGCTGAATTTAAAGCTCATTATTACGGCAAATCGGACGCACGGTTAATGATAGAGTCATCCGCCAAGCAGGCAGAAATCATTAACAAGCTCACAAACAAGCCAACCGTTTGCTTTGGGACGAACGAAACCTGGGGGTTGTAGTAAACCTTATGAAGATCAGGATTACCAAATCATTTTTAACACCGAAAGGCCACCTCTTGAAAGGATCAATAATTGAAGTCACTCCCAAGGTGGCCGAGAGGTGGGTGGAAAACGGTGAGGCTGAGTATTACACAGAAAACAAGCTAATCGCATCGCCTGAAAACCAGATGATAACACCGGCTGAAACCCAGATGGTAAAAAAACCCCGTAAAAGACGGAAGGTGAAACATGACACTAAGCGAAGTTAAGGCGTATTTAAAAATAGACGGCGACGATCATGACACGGTTATCCAGATACTGCTTGACGCTGCGGTATCAAAAACACAGGATTATTGCTCGACTTACTGGCAGGAAACCGAGGTAACGGAGAAAAGAACGGGCGACGGTAAAGTCTATCATTATCTATATCGCTCTCCGGTCAAAGGGGTTTCATCCCTTACCCTTGACGGTGCGGAGGTCACGGGTTACAAATCATTCGAGAATGGTTTAGTTTATGATTACTGGCCTAAATTATCAGAAATGGTCATCACCTATACCGCAGGGTATGATGTAACTCCCCCTGAGGCAAAACTGGCCATGTTGATGTGTGTGGCCGACTGGTTCAACAACCCGCAGGGTATCGACCTTGAAAACCTGTCAGGCGTAGGCTCTGCCACGTTTGCCAAAGAAGCCGATTTACCAGACAGGGTAAAAGCCAAACTCTCAAACCTGAGGCCGTTATGCTAACCAATTTTTTAAAAACAAAATGTACTATCCAGAAGAAAGAAGCAACTCGTGATCATCTGGGTGAAAACATCACATGGAAAGACGATAATACATTGTGGTGCAGGAAAGTGTCTGTTGACGTTAAAACCAGAACGGCCTACATGCAGCTCAATACCGACGTGACTGACAAGTTTATATTCCGAGGTGAAGTCGCTTTGAACATCGGCTCTCACAGAATCAAAATAGAGGACGTAATCTATGAGCTTGTCGAATCCGCTCAGTTTATCGAGGGCGTCACGGTAGTATTAACACGGAGGCTTTGATGGAGATACAAATCGAGAATAATGTAGACACTATCCTTGTCAAATTACAGCAAAACCTTAAAACCAAAATGGAAGACGCTACCATGGCCGTGCGAAACAAGTCCCTCGAGGTTCTCTCTGGAACCAGAAGTGGGCGGACGTATGTTATCCCTGGAACTAAAGTAACCTACACTGCCTCAGCGCCAGGTGAACCGCCGGCAGTGCAGACCGGACGATTGAGACAGTCGATTGCTACTGAAATCTCAAATGACGGGATGGTTGGCAAAGTCGGGACAACTCTCGATTACGGGCAAGAATTGGAGCAGGGACGGTCAAACATGGCGCCGCGTCCGTGGTTAAAGCCATCTTTTGAGCAGTCTGAAAACGAAGTCATAAAAATATTCACAGCGGATTATGACCTATGAATTTAATAGAACATATTTATAATGAGTTAACCTATCAGGTCGATTACCCTGTACACTTAAATTGGCAGCCGCCAGACACCGAAATGCCGTTTATTGTTCTTTTGACCGACCAGAGAGAGACGGATCCGCCCTTCCCTCTGAGAGCAGGGTCAATTAACTTTCACGTCTTTGACAAATCCCCAAACGCCCTCACTGCCTACACAATAAGAGACATTATCGTTAGATTATTTGACCAGTACGAATTTATAACAGATGAAATATCGTGCCGGATGTGGCTGCAAAATGAGAATTTAACCCCTGATGAACCTGGGATATGGCACTACATTATAACTTTTACCCTGAGGTTGTACAGGATAGCTGACACATCTGCAATTCTGGACAGGGAATTATATTGACCTTTTAATTTAAAAGGCTAATTTTGGAACTGAGAGCCCCTGTAAATGGGGCTTTAAGTATTTTAAGGAGGTATGCAATGAATACGGGAGTTACTTGCAACACGGTATCCAGAATCATCAAGGGTCCGGGCGTGGTTTATGCAAACTATGAACCGACCACAGGGGAGGGAACCATGCTCGGCGCCACTCGAGGCGGCAATGAGTTCAACCCTGGACTCACACTCCGTGACGTGGCTGTAGATGGAGTGCTCGGAAAAGTTAAAGGCCTAACTTGGAAACAGAGGGTCGAACCAACGCTCACGGTTAGACTGGTAGAAATCACCTCGGACAATCTAACCAAGGCCATCGCAGGCGCACTGGAGGATGGTGGATCAATCACCGGCTCACCAATCGCAGACTCGACATATCTTGACAATGTGGCACTGGTAGCCGAAAACAATGACGGAACCGAGATGGTTTACATGGTCAAAAACGCCCTTGCCACCGCAGTTAACCCGATCAGCCATCCAGACCAGAATGAGGCCGTTCTGGAGGTCACCTTTACCGGACATTTTGACTGCACTGACATGGACGAAGAGCCATGGGAAATTATACCCCTGGTGCTGGGCAGTTAAATGAGAGCACTCAAAGCAAAAGACATCAAGACTTTGTCAAAGATGCTCGGCAAGGTCGGGGATGACAACTTAAAAGAACTTATCCGTTTGGTTCAAGCCAAAGAGGACGCGAGCGAGGTCGGGTTAAAAATCTTTAAAATCATATCAAGTGATTTGACGGATGACCTTTACGCATGGTTGGCAGATTTAGCCGAAATGACACCCGAAGAGCTTGATGACCAGCCGTTCTCGACGCCCGTCAAGATTCTCGCTGACCTTTTGAAAACAGAGGGCATAGGGGATTTTTTTACTCAAGCCGCCACGGAGTAGATTCTGCCTTTGATTTAATCCAGTCAAGATATGGCTGGACTGATTCCGAGGTTAACGACCTTACAATTGAGAGGTTCACGTCAATCCTCAAAGTAATCCACAAGTCTGTTCAAGACGATTTCAAGTCTCAGATGATCGTGTCGGCATTCACTGCCTTTCAAATGGGAGCTGGAGGAACGGAATCATTCGGGGCATACCTGAACAAAATCGGACTCGGTGAGACATATCAACCCGAGACCAAACTGACGGCAAGCGAAATCATCAAGAGGCATAAAGAGCGAACGGAAAAGAGGTTGAAGAGTGGAAGCATTCAAAATACTGGGTAAAATAGCAGTCGAGGGTTTTGACAAAGCTGAAAAAGAAATCAAGAATCTCGGCATATCGGCAGAACAAGTCCAGAAAGGGTTAAAGGTTGTTGGGACTGCATTTACTGCTGCCGGAGCTGCCGGACTGAAATTTGTTGGTGGCGCCCGTGAGATAAACTCTCAGCTAGGCTCGACGGCAATCACTCTTGGTTTAACAACCAAAGAAATGAGGGACTTGACGCTTGCTACTACAAACGTGACCTTCCCTATCGAGTCTGTTGCCAATACGTTCGACTTACTTACCAAGGCTGGAGTAAGAAATACCGACGAACTGGTTAAGTCTGCCAACGCCTTTGACGCCCTGGCTGACGCAACGGACTCAAGCGCCGAGATCGTTGCTGATATTTTGATACCGGCTTATAAAGCACTGGGGGAAGAACTCCCCCAGTCATCTTCTGACCTCGATAAATTCACGTGGCTCACCAAAAATACCACGGTCGAATTGTCCGAGTTTGGCTCGGTGATGAATTATGTCGCCATGTACGGATCTAACCTGAACGTCTCTATTGACGAGATGATAGCAATTATGGGGGCGCTTGAAGCAAAAGGCATTTCAGGATCGTCAGCAACCAGATTGTTCAGAACAGCCGTTACTCAAGCCGCTGATGGCACTACGTCACTAACCGAAGCCCTCGGGTTGACGGATGAAGAGATTGCGAAATATTCCACTGAGATTGAGAACGCTACCGGACTCACCGATGAACACGCTGAGGCGATGAATGAATCTTTCGGCCTGATGGACGAGATAAAACAGAAATTCTCCGAACTGTCTTTAGGTGTGGGCTCACTTCTTACCCCACTGGAACCCTTACTCGGAATAATGACCGCATTGGGACCGGTAATGATGACGCTTTCCACATCAACAGGAGCAGCCACCGTTAAGGCTGTCGCTCATGCCGCCGCCGTAACTGCCAAGACTGCCGCATTAGTTGCTTCAAAGGTTGCTATTGCAGCCGCTACCGCAGCACAGTGGCTCTGGAACGCAGCCATGACCGCCAACCCTATTGGGATAATCATTGCAGCAATAGGGGCATTAATCGCCGCTATTGTATTAATCGCCAAGAACTGGGACACGATAAGAGACAAGACTGTTGAAATCTGGAACAACATAGTGGGCTTCCTGACCGGAGTATGGGAGAACATAACTGGGTTTTTTAAAGATGCGTGGCAAGGTATAGCGGACTTCTTTATTAGCATCTGGACTAATATTGCTGACTTCTTTAGTGGTATATGGGACACCATATCAAGTGTATTTCTGAGCGTCTGGAACGGGATTGTGGATGGCGTCAAGAATGCCTGGGACACCGTGGTTAATTTTGTCCTGTCCGGTGTTAATTGGTTAATAGACAAGGTTAATTCAGTGATTTCCCTCATAAACAAAATACCAGGCGTTAATCTGGGGGAGATAGGGCAAATTCAGGGGGAGAATATCAACCAGTACGCGCAAGGTGGACCCATTCTAGGCCCGACACTACTCACAAGATTATCAGATATGAAACCATATGCAATAGCAGGGGAGGCTGGTCCTGAAAGTGTTGTCCCTCACGGAGGGTTTCAGACAGCCAACATCACTCTTAATTTAGACAGCAGGACGATTGCTCAGGTATTGGGAGCCCGTCTTGTCAACGATATCCGTATATCACAAGGGATAAGGAGTTAACATGTTTTATGCAACAAAACAATACACCTATGACTGTCAAATGATGTCGGCAGGGAAACTGGCTGCGCCTGAGAGTCTGTATGTCGCTTTAGTCACCGATACTCCCGACTATGACACGTCGACCTTTGACGAACTGACCGAAATTGCCGCAGGGAACGGGTACACCTCAGGCGGGAAAGAAGTCGAACCAGGTGACATTACGATCTCAAAAGAGACTGCTTATACCGAACTCGAACTCCCCATTATACAGTGGATAGCCGACGGTGGCGCTATCCCCCCATCCGGAGATGGCGCACTTTACGCCGTACTTTTAACAGACGAAGTCACAGTTTCGGACAGAAGGGTCTGGGGATATGGTCAGTTATCAGGTGAG